GCCTCGACGACAGCGCCGGGACGACGACGCAGTTGACGCTGGTCAGACCTGATGCGTTCCTGCCAGAGCCGGTGATCGAGCCGACCGTGGCGCGCGGGCGCAAGGGCAAGAAGGGTTCGGCGCCGTGGGCCGAGCTTGCTGGCGGTGTGTCGGTGCCCGACGCGAACTTCTCGACGCCGGACGGCAGGGCGGTGAAGGCGCCATGACTCCGCTCGACGGACTGAACCGGCTGCTCGCTCCTCTGCGAACGCGCATCGCGAATATGGTTGCACGCGCTGTCGTGCAGATGGTCAATGACGAGGGGCAGCTGCAGGTTCTGCAGCTCGGCGTTCTCGACGGCGAGACGCGCGACGAGGTCGAGCGGTTCCAGAACTACGGCCTGACGTCGGTGCCGCTCAACGGTGCAGAGGCGGTAGTGCTGTTCGTGGGCGGTCGCCGGGATCACGGTCTCGCTGTCGCGGTGGACGACCGGCGGCACCGGCCGATCGATCTGAAGCCTGGCGAGGTCTGCCTCTACTCGAAGCATGGGCAGCGCATCACGCTGAAGGATGACGGGTCCATCACGATCGAACCGGCTGCTGGAAAGGATCTGATCCTCGCAGGCGGGTCGAAGAAGGTCGCGCTCGTCGGTGACGTCACGACGGGTCATACGCACTCGTTCGCGCTCATGGCTCCGAGCGGCGGCGGCCCTGTTACCGGAACAATCTCCTCCGCGACGGACACGATCTCGAGCGGCGCTGGCGCCGGGAGGGTGAAGGCATGAGCGACCTCGCACTCCGCTGGAACGGCGACACCGATTCGGCTGACCTCGCCGTCGAGTCGGATGACCTCGCGCGCGACCTCGGGCTCGATACGGCCGTAATGCTCTCGCTGTTCCTCGACCGTCGCGCGGCGGATGGCGACCCGCTGCCGGACGGCGAGTCGGACCGCCGCGGTTGGTGGGCGGATGCGCTGCCAGTCGCAGATGGCGACCACATCGGTAGTCGCCTGTGGATGCTCGCTCGTGCGACGCGCACGCAGGAGACGCTGACGCGCGCCGAGGAATACGTCCGCGAGGCGCTGCAGTGGATGCTGGATGACCTGGTGGCCTCGCGCGTCGAGGTCACAGCCGAGTACGCGCACACCAGCGCGCTCGTGCTGACCGTCGAGATCTACCGGCCCGGCCGCGAGGGCCCGACCCGCTACCGATTCGAGCGCATCTGGCGCGCACAGGAGTCCTGACATGGCGTTCCACAGACCGACCCTCGCTGAGCTCGTCGAGCGCATTCAGCAGGACCTCGTTTCGCGTCTCGCGCTGAAGTCGCCGATCTTGCGGCGCTCCGTTGCGTACATCCTGGCCCGCGTGATTGCCGGTGCGGCGCACATGCTCCACGGGCACATCGAGTACCTGATGCGGCAGGTGTTTCCTGACCAATCCGATCGTGAGTTTTTGCTGCGACAAGGGGCGCTGTTCGGGCTGACGCTCAAGCCTGCCGGGTACGCGAAACGGAGCGTCCGATTCTCTGGCTTGAACGGATCGCTCATTCCGAGGGGAACGGTGCTCGTCAGGGCAGACGGCGCGGAGTACACGACCGATGCCGATGCCGAAATTTTGTTAAAGACGGTTGTCGTGACCGTGACGGCCCGCATCGCTGGCGCCGGGGGGAATCTTGAGCCGGGAGACTCCCTGTCGCTCCAATCGCCCATTGTCGGCGTCATCCCGACCGCGACGGTCCTGGCTGACAATGCGGTGGACGGCTCGGACGAGGAGAGTATCGAGAGCTTCCGTGCTCGCGTGATCGAGCGGATGCGGTCGCCTCCACATGGCGGAAACAAGGCTGACTACGAGGCGTGGGCGAAGGAGATCCCTGGCGTGACTCGAGCTTGGTGCTACCCGACCGAGAGCGGCGCTGGGACGGTGACGGTGCGGTTCGTTCGCGACGATGACGAATCGCCGATCCCAGACTCGGGCGAGGTCGCGGTGATGCAGGCGCATCTTGAGGCTCTCGCCCCGGTGACGGCCGCGGTCACGGCGCTCGCTCCAGTTGCCTCTCCGCTGGACGTCACGGTTCACATCGTCCCAGATACCGCGGCGACCCGCGCTGCCGTCGAGGCCGAACTGCGCGACCTACTCCGGCGCGAGGCCGAGCCCGGCAAGACCCTGCTGCTGTCGAGGATCCGAAATGCCATCGGTGACGCGGAGGGCGTGGCCGACTACACGCTCATGTTGCCTGATGCTGACGTGATGCACGCGGTCGGGGAGATGGCCGTACTCGGAACGGTGAGTTTCGTTTGAGTGAAGCGATTGTTACCGCGAGAGGAACACCATGATCTACTCGCTCCGACAGATTGAGTCGGTCCAGGTCGAGGCGGACAACACTCGAGGCATCGGCGTAGCGCCCGACGGGAACTGGGTGCTGTTCGACGTCGCAGTCGCTCGACTGATCAACAGCGCGACCGGCAAGCAGATCGCGGAGTCTTCGCAGCCGTTCCAGTCGCACGGAGTGTCGGAAATAGCGGTCGGGGCACTTGTGGAGGTCGATGGCGAGCAAGTCCTGTCCGCCACTTGCGGCGACAAGATGTGTTCGTCGTGGATTGACTGGGATGCCCCAGCGTTCACCTGGGCAGGCGTCGCGTCGCTCCCGGGTATCGCCACAGCGATGACCGCGAGCAGTTCGCGCAGGCTCATGTACTTCGCGATCGATGACCAGATCGTGGCACTGCGATCGAAGTTGGAAACTGGACCTCCATGGTTTGACCTCTCGCCGGTTATGGAGGTCCAGTTTCCAACTCCGATCAAGGACATCGTCGGCATCGCCGTGGACCCGGCCCGCGACGTCGTCTGGATCTGCGCGGGCCCCGGCGACCCCGGTGTCAATTCGATCTGGCGGTTCGACCTCCACACGCGGAACCTGAAGCGCATGATCGTGAATAAGCCTGGCATGAAGGCCGGCGGGCTAGCGTTCGACGGGACGCTCCTGTGGAACGCCGGCGATCAGGTGCTTCGCTTCGAGGTCGATGTCGAGGTCGTGGCCGAGAACAAGCCGCCAGCGTATGAGCCTGAGCCATGCGTCGTGAAGTACGCGCGCCAACTCGCGCAGCTACTGCCCCCCGGCCGGCTCTGGAATCTCGAGCCCGAATCGTTCCTGTCGCGTGTGCTGCTCGCCATTGCTGGCGAGTTCGCACGCGTCGATGAGCGGTGCGGTCGGATGATCGATGAGTGGGATCCGCGCACGGCCGTGGAGACTCTGCCGGACTGGGAGCGCGTGCTCGGCATTGTGCCGCACTCCGATGCGTCGGTGAGCGAGCGCCAGATTGCCTGCGCGAACGCCTACGTCGCGCGCGGCGGACAGACGGCGGCCTATCTCTGCGACGTGGCCGCTCGACTCGGGTTCGTCACAACGATCACGGTCACGGCGCCGAGTACCTGGCGGATGGACGTCGACCTCGCGGCTAGTTCGGCGTTGTACACGCTGCGGACCACGGAGTTCAGGGCTGGGAGTTCGCGAGCTGGCGACCGCCTGGAGAGCCGAAACGTTGCCGAGCTCGAGGATGAAATCAATCGCATCAAACCGGCGCACACCGTCGCCCTATTCGCCTATACGTGAGGAGGGAGCATGCATCGCATCGACGCCGACGCGCATGTCGGAAATCAGTTCTCGGATGGCAATCCGGCCACCGGCCAGCCTGGAACCCGCGTTGACGCCGCCTGGCTGAACGCCGTGCAGGAGGAGATCGCGGGCGTGGTCGAGGCGTCCGGGGCGGAGCTGTCGAAGGGGACGAACAACCAACTAGCGCAGGCGGTGTCTGCCGCTGTGCTGCACTGGGAGGCTGGATCGCTTACTGATGCTGGGGTTCAGGTGATGTTCGCGTGGGGCGCTGCGGGTGCGCCTGCCACGCAGGCAACGAGCGGCAGATCAATGATCATGGTCCCGCACAGCGGTCGGATCTCCAGCTTCCGTGTCAGATTGCCGTCATCGCTGGATCACGGTTCGTTCTGGTTCGTCCTTTACAAGAACGGAGCCATGACTGACGTAGAGGTGGACGTCACCAAGGGAAACAGCAGCGGCGTCTCGACTGAGTCCGTGCTCGTCGACGCGGGCGACGTGCTCGAGGTCCGGGTGTATCGAAACGGGATGTCATTGGAGGTGTCGGGCGCGGTTCAGGCTGCGTGCATCCTGACGCTCGCCTGAGCTACGGAGCTTGCCCAGACAGCACCGTCAGGCGTATCGTGGTTGACACCGCGACGGTTGGAAATCATTGATGATTTTCCGTGATGAGGAGTGATTTACGATGAAGTCGATCTTCTGCGTTTCGGTGTTCGCCGCCATGCTCATCTCCTCGACTGCCAGCGCGCAGACCACGGCCGCGATGTGCATCGGACCATCCGGTCTGCCCGAGCGTGCGACCTGTGAGTCCGGCGGGCGCGCCAACGTTTCGCTCACGGCCACCCGCGGCGCCGCTCACGGCGAGGCGCTCTGCTCCGCGTCCGAGGCCACGCTCGTCGGCGGGCTCGCGCAGCGCCGAGCCATCACGGTGCAGAACCAGGGGCCGCACACGGTCGAGATCTGCACCTCGGCGACCTGCGCCGGCAAGGGACTCGTCCTCAAGACCGGCGAGATGCTGACGCTGGAGGTCGGCCCCGCGATCCCCGTCTACTGCCTCGCCGCCGAGGCGGATCAGGTGGCCGGCGCTGGCCTGCGCTACGTCGAGGTGCGGTGATGCGCTGGTTCGCTCTACTCGCCCTGCTCCTCGCCGCCGACGCCCACGCGCTCGTCTACGCGGGCGGGCCGGGGCGGATGGTGCGGCACCGGCGCGCCGCTGCGGCCCCCGCGCCAGCGGACCCCTGCGGCACCCTGTCCACGCTGATCCCCGGCGCGACGCTGACCCGCGCCAGCACGGCGACGTACTGGCCCTGCACCAACCCCGACACGCTGGCGACCGCGGCGGCAGGGGAGGCGCGCGTCGAGGAGAGCGGCGTGCTGGTCGAGGGGGCGCGGACGAACCTCCTCCCCAATACCGAGGACCTCACTTCATGGACGAAGCAGTACGTATCGGTGACCACAGGGCCGGACGGCTGGACGACGCTGCTGTCTACCTACGGTGGAAAGAACGTCCATTACGTGTACCAGGGCACATCGAAAATCAATGTGTCGAGCACATACACAGCCTCGCTGGATGCGCGGCCGGGGACGACGAGCAGCCTGTTCCTCAACCCGGGAGGTGGGATGAACGACTTCCCTGTTTATTACGACGTCGACACCTGCACGGTCACGACGGCGCACGCGTCGGTCGTGTCCGCGGGGACCATGCGGTTACCGGATGGAGCCTGTCGCGTGTTCGCGACGTACACCGGTGCCATCGTGTGCAATATGCAGATCGGGCCGGCGAACGGCACAAGCAACTCCTACAACGGATCGTCGCTGAATCTCTCTGTCGACGTGCGCCGCCCTCAGCACGAGCAGGGCGCGACTCCATCCTCGTACATCCCCACCACCGGAACCCCCGTCACCCGCGCCGCGGACAACGTCGAACGTCCGAACTCCATCTCCGGCCCGACGTGGGCGCTCGCCATCACCGCGACCCCCGGCCCCGGCCGGACGTGGACCGCGACCGACAACCCGGCGCTGCTCGCCATCGGAGCCGCGAGCGGAGCGAACCGCGCGAGCCTCGCGGTCGACACGGGCGCGCTGCGCCTGACCGTCGCTGACGCCGCCGGAGCCGAGCGCTACGTCACCGCTACCGCGCCCTCGGCAGGTCAGCACCGCGTGGTCGCGTGCAGCACGGACGGCGCGCTCGCGATCTACGTCGACGGCGCGCTCGCAAGCGGCGAGGCCGCGGGCGCGGGGACGGGGCAGATCGGCGCGCAGCCGAGCACGATCCACGTCGGCTCCATCGCGGGCACGCGACACTGGAACGGCCACCTGCGCGACCTGCGCGTGTGCTCCTCCTGCGCGGAGTGCCTGTAGCACCCGGAGGTGTGCCAATGA